CCGGACCCGGGGCAGCTGCCCGTCGCGGGGGCGGTGCTTGCCGCCGCGGGGGAGCTGCGGGTCGGAGCGGACGATCCGGCCGGTGAACGACTGGGCGGTGATCGACCCGTTCCGGATGTTCTCCAGCACCTCGTCGGCGAATGGCGTGTCGGAGTACCGGGCCAGGGTCAGCAGCCCGCGCGCCTCGGGGCGGATCTCGACGGGGGTGGCGATCGGCATCGACCCGCGTTCGGACGGGGTGCCGTGGATCGTCATGCCGTGGTTGTACATGACCTTGACCTTGCCGAACCCGGCCCGGCTGCGGCCGATGTCGGCGAGGACCTTGTTGAACGCGGCCGGGTCGATCTCCTCGATGTAGTGGCCCTCGAAGTCCATGATCTCGGCGGGGGCGTTGAACGCCGTGGCGTACGCCTCGACGAGCCGGCCGGTGGAGTCGCCCTGCGCGGTGCGGACGATGTGGATGTCCTCGAGCTCGTAGGTGCGGAAGTACACCGGCTCGGCGCGGGACGCTCCGGGTGCCGCCGGCCTGTCCGTCACGTCCTGCTTTGCCATGTCGGCCCTTCCTGCCTTGTGTTCCATCGCCGCGTGCTGCGCCGGGTACATCCCGGTTGCCGCCTTGTGGGCGAGGTTGCAATAACCCTTCGGGTCCGTCATGAACTTGCCCAGATGTTCGACACAGCGCTCGAAATCATTAGGCTCACCCCAGCGGATCTTCGCCGCGCCGGGGCCGTGGACCCAGTACTCGTGGAGCCGTTCGGTACCGCCCGGGTTCGTGACTGCCCCGGCGGCGCGGATCGCGTTGGCCTGCTTCTCCAGGCCGGCCGCCTTCTCCCGCAGCGCGCGGATCTGGCCCCTGATGCTCGTGATCCGCGTCGTCAGGCTGGCGGCGTGCTTAGAGTGGGCGGCGTGGTGGGCGGCGTGCTTGCGGTGGTGGACGACATGCCCGGCCTTCAGTGACGCCTTCGCGGACGCCGCTGACTTCTTAGACGCGGCGACGGCGGCCTGCTCCTGCTTCACCAGCGGGCCGAGCTGTTTCTCCAGCACCGCGGCTTCGTGGGCGTCCTTGCGCGCCTCGGCGAGGAGACGGGCTTTCTCGGCGGCGTGCGCGGCGGACATGTGATGCGCCGGGGCCGCCTTCGCCGGGGTCTTGGCGGGTGCTTTCGCGCCGCTGCTGCCGCCGGAGGTGCCGAACTGGCCGCCGGTGGCGGATCCGGCGGCAACGTGGACCGTGTTGAAGCGGACCGCGCCGCGCTCATCCATGCCCGTTCGCCCCCTCGAGCGCCCGCCGCGCGCTAGCCGGGCGCGGCGTCGGCCGGCTGTTGTTTCCGCCATCACCAGGACTTGTGCTGCCGACCGGGAGGCGGGGCATCGCCGGCGGCAGCGGGTCAGCCGTCACGCCGGGTGAGGTCTGCGGCAGGAGGTGCTGCACGTTCCCCGCCGGGGGTGCCGCCGGAACCGGCGCGGCCTTCAGCTGCGTCACGTCCCCCGACTCCACCGCCGCGACCGCGCTCTCATGCGTGTAGCCGGCCTGCACGTGCGCCAGCAGCGCCTGCGCCCTGACCAGGGCGGCCTGCGCCCGCGCCGTCTCGCCTTCCTGCAGCGCCTGGATGTCGGTGGTGTCGAACCACAGCCGGTTCCCCGGCGGGACGTCCGTGATCTGCGCCAGTGCCCCGCACGCCGACCGCCATTCCGGTCGCGCCCACAGGTTCGCGAACTTCGTCATGCTCTCGGCGAAGCCCCGGCCCGCGCCCCGCAAAGGCTCTAGGCCCACCAGGACGCCCGGTACCGCGCAGTCCGCCAGGATCCGCTCCGTCCCCACCGCGCTCACACCGCTGAAATCCATCTGGGACAGGCTGTTTCCGACGAGGGTGATGTCGGCGCCCTGGTCCAGGATGAGGCCCTTGCCCGCGTTGTCCGGCCCGGCGTACCGGGCGTTCATCCGCTCCCGGATCGCGTCGATGGTGGCCGGCTGGAGCTTCTGGGCGTACTTGATGTAGACGTTCGGGCTGGCGTTGTTCTTCAGGTAGGTGATCTTGTACTGGGTCATGCCGTCGTCTCCGGAGACTTCCCGGGCGGCCGGCGTCAGCGGCGACATACCCCGGAAATCGGCCTGCGGGTCCGGGATCGGCGCCCAGGCCACCACCTCATCCGCCGGGACGAAAAACCCCTCGTCCTTGGACATGAGCGACTTGGGGGGCTCCCACCAGTAGCCGATGCGCTTCCGGTACCAGCCGCCGCCGCCGACGTGCACGACCTCGGAGATGATCGTCGTCCAGTCCGGGCGGAGGCGCACCAGCCGGTCCTCGCCGGGCGCGTCCCAGATGTACGCCGTCCCGGCGAGGAACGCGTCCTGCTCCATCCGGGCCAGCAGGTGCCCCGTCGTCGTGCCCGGCCCGAACGGCTCCTCCAGCTTGGCCAGGGCCGGGGTGCCGAACAGGTGCTTGTCGTCCTTGGCCTGGAACTGGAACGTCGCCTCGGAGAACAGGGCCATTCTCACGAGGCCGGCGGCGAAGATGATGGCGTTGCTGCTGTGGGCCTGCTGCGCGTACGCGGCGAGCTGCGGCAGGACGGGCTCGCGGTCGGGGGAGGCGTAGGAGGTGGTCAGGACCGACGCGCCGCTGGCCTGGCCCTCCCAGTAGCCGTCGCGGCGTATGAGGCGATCCCACAACCTCATACGCGGCCTCCTGACCTGGGCAAACGCTTCTCGCGCTGACGATCATGGGTGGCCGTCGCGGACCATCCTGCGGACTTTTTGCGGACTAGACCCTGACCTGCGGCGATAGAACACCCGGGTTGCGGACTACCTGCGGACCGCTAGGATTACCGGCATGACAGATAATCACGAACCGCCATCGGCAATTTTCGCGCGGAAGGTCCGGCAACTGCGCGCGGAAGCCGGCTGGTCTCAGGCGGAACTCGGCCGGCGTCTCGCCCTTGCTGGTCACGGGCTGAGACAGTCCAGGATCGCCGCCGTCGAGCGAGCCGGCTCAGTGAGCATCGATCAGGCCGACGCGTTCGCCGTCGTGTTCAGCGTGCCCCTGGAGGTCCTGCTCTATGAGAAGCCGCCAGCAAGCAGAGGAGTCCGGGTGCACCGGCTCATGAAGATCGCTGCGGCTGCCGACCGGCTGAACCAGGAGATAGGACGGCTCATAGACGACGGAACTGCGGACTAGGTGCGGACTAGCGACGGTCCGAAGTGCCCTGACCTGCGGTAATGCGCGGCGTGCGACTACCCTCCCAGTAGCCGTCGCGGCGGATCAGCCGGTCCCACAGCCGCGTCACCCGGCTCGCCTCGCGCGCTCCAGGATCGCGTGCAGCGTCGTCGGCTCAACCGCGTCCGCCTGCCGCCGGCCCGTCCCGTCGTCGCGGCGCAGCGCCCAGAACCCCACGGCCACGCTGTCAGCGATCACGCACAGGCCGAACCCGAGACGGCCGGTCAGCCACCCCCCGGCCAGGATGCCGAGCAGGGAGATCCCGAGGAGGGCCACGGACAGGCGCACGTCGTCTCCCTCCGTCTCCGGTCGTCTCCGCGTACCGGTGACGATTATCTCCCGATACGGTTACTCTTCTCCTGATGACGGGGTAGACTTCGCGGTACGGCCATACCGCCCCAGCGCAGTCCGTGCCGCCTCCGACCAGCCCTCCACCGTCCTCCCCAGCCCGCCCCGCGACTTGCCCCGCCTCACCTCACACGGAGAACAGATGCAGATCACGATCAAGGCAGTCGGCACGAAGCCGCTACTGCTGCACAACGTCGACCTCGCCAACCCGCTCAACCCGTGGGCCCGCAAGATGGCCGACCTGCGCGGCACGCCGAGTAAGCGCCGCACCGAGAAATGGCACGAGGAGATGGCCTACGCCAACTTCATGGGCGCGTTCTACGAGATCCCCGGCGTCGAAGGCGTCGCCATCCCCGCCGAGAACCTGCGCCGGTCAATAATCGACGCCGCCAAGGCCCAGCGGCTGGGCACGCAGGTGCTGCGGTCGCTCATGGTCACCGTCGCCGCCATCCCGCTGATCTACGACGGGCCGAAGACGCCCCAACTGATGTGGGACGCGGGGAAATGGCACCTCACCCGCATGATCCGGGGCACTGGCGGCGCATCCCCGACCACCTACCCGATCTTCCGCGAGTGGGCCGTCAAGGCACCGTTCGAGCTTGACGAGACCCTGCTCAATGTCCGCGACCTCACTGAGATCGTGGAGCGCGCCGGCCGGATCGAGGGTCTCGGCGCGTCAAGGAAGCAAGGCTATGGCCGCTTTGATGGCCTGATCGAAACGTCCTGACCCCGCCTCTACTGTCCGGCCCTTGCCCGGCCATGCCTATCCAGATCCCGACTGTCCTTGCCGAGCCAAGCCTAGACATTCCGCGCCATTCCCGGACCGCTCTTACCTCACCTCACCTGGCCTGCACAGTACAGAACGGACCTGAACCCGCCAGTCCTCGACTGTCCGCGCCATACCTCACCTAACACGGGGACGAAGACTTTTCCGGCCGCACCTGGCCTCGCCTAGCCACTCCACTGCCGCCCCACCCTCGACGCGCCAGACCCGCTCTTGCCAGCCCAGCCCTTACCTGACATCGGAGAACCGAATGACTGACCTGTTCTCGCCCCGCCGCCCAGACGGGCGAAGCGAGTGGCGCGTCATCCAGGACGCCGCCGCGAAGCTCCCCTACGGGGCCGACCTCAGCTTTGACGAGATCGCCAAGCTGCTCGACACCGACGACCGGCCCCGCGCCCACCGCGCCGTCCAGCGGTGCAACAAGCAGTTCATCCGCGAGAACATCCCCCGCGTCCTCGGCAACGTGCGCGGTGCCGGCTACCGGGTCTTCAAGCCGTCCGAGTACGCCACCGCCGCGATCGCGCTCCAGGTACAGGGCCGCCGGAAGGTCAGCAACGCGCTCGACCTGATGCGCACCGCGCCGATCAACGACATGAGCCCGCAAGCCCAGGAATGGGCACACAAAGTGACCCTGGTCCTCATGGACAACGAACTGCGGCTACGTTCCCAGGAGCAGTGGCAGCAGACCGCCGAGCAGCGGCTGACCGAACTGGAACGCCGCGCCGGGATCCCGCCCGCCGTCATCGGCGGCGAGATCGAAGACTGAACAGCCCAGCCCGCGCCGCGCCCCGCCAACCCCACACTTGCCAACCCGGTCCCCGCCCTGACATGCCGTCCCTTCCCGCGCCGCGCCGCACCTCACCTGACGCTCATCCTGGCCGCCGAAGACTTCACTGAACAGACCGTGCCGATCCCAGCCTCAACCCGCCCTGCCGTGCCGCTCCGCGCCACGCCCTAACGCGCCTGCCCTCACCTAACGCTTCACACAACCCAGGCACCTGGCTGACTCAACTCCTGCCAGCGGCGATAAGCCCACGCGGCCAAGGTGGCGGCGACCAAAGGCGATTGGTCGATAGCGATGCGCCTCTCCCATGCGGCCGCACCCGCCAAAGGACGCTGCTGGGCCGCCTGCACTGCCGCCGTCAAGGGCGGCTGGTCGAGATGGGCGAGGCGCCCGTCGTTGACGAGATCCAGAAATTCCCCATGCGCGGCGACGACCTCGGCCGTCGACGGTTCCCGGACCAGCACCCCCGCCTCAGCCAGCGGGCGCAGCAGCGTCCCCGCCTGCGACCGGGGGTCGATGACGACGGCCACCGGGTCGTGCTTGAGATACAGCTCCGTGAGCTTGCCCACGACGTCACGCGGATGACAGTAGAACTCCGGTGCCAGGTCCACGAGGATCCGGCCATCCTCAGCGCGCCCGGCCGCGACGATCGCCGCGTGCTGGCGCCCCTTCCCGCCATGACAGGAACACTGCTCGCTGATCTCGCACGCGAACGCGACCTCACCGCTCACAGCCGCAGGCCCTGCGCCGAGCACGCCGACCACGCATCCTGGCCGACAACCTCCCACGCCCCGCCGTCCGCCGGGTAATCCCCGACCGACAGCCGCTCACGCGCGAACTCGGCCGGTGACAGCGCTGCGCGTTCCTTCGCGATGTACTCGCTGGTGATGCGGATTCCCATGCCCGGATTCGCCTGCGCCCAGCACAGCGGATCCGCCGGATCATAGCTATCCGGGTCAGCCGACCACTCGAAAAACGCCAGCGACGGGTCATCACCCGCCAGCCCCCGCGCCCGCACCAGCCCCAGCTGCGACGAAGACGGCAAGCCAGCCGTCGAGGTGTACCAGATCTGCGGATTCGGCCTCGCCGACAGCGTAGGCAGCAGCGCCGCCATCGCAGCATCCCCCAGCTCATACGCCTCATCGAGAATGACGAGATCCGCCGAGAAACCCCGGCCCGAGCCGCCCGACCGCGCGATGAACCTCAGCCGCTTCCCGTTCTTCAGCTCGATCGACTCCGCGCCCCGCTGCAAGTACACCTGCCGTACGCGGCGCCGGAACGACGGATGATTGTCGATGCGCCCCTGAATGCGCCGGAATGCCTCGCTGGCCGTCTTGAACTCGTGCGCGCTGTGCAGGATCAGGTCGACGCCGAAGTCATCCAGGAACAACGCTGCCAGCTCGAGCGCCTCGAGCACCGCGCCCTTGCCGTTCTGCCTGGCCACGATCAGCGCCTTTTCAAAGGCGCTCCATTTGCCGTCAGCAGCCCGGCCCAGGCCCTGATCCAGGACCCAGCGCTCCCAGTCGTCCAGATCAAGCCCCGCCGCGGCGGCCAGCTCGGCTACCCGTTCACCCTCCGACGACGCCGGCGCCGGCGCCGACCAGAGCCGGGGTCGCTGGTCACCCAGCAGCGCGCTGGGCGCGTCGAGCGTTGAGGTCATCGATAACGTCCCGTTCCGGCCTCTTCTCGGCCTCCGCGATCAGGTCAGCCCGCGTCTGCCGCAGCTGCGCCGCCGCGGCCGCCGCAGCGACCGCGCCGCGCGAACGGTCGATGTGCCGGGCCAGGGACACCGCGCTGGCGGCCAGGATCGACGTCTGCACCGAGATCTTCAGCGCGCGGAGCTCGGCGCGCGTCGCACGCTCGAGCGGCCCTTGATCGGCCATTGGTCACGCTCCGTGAAGCCCAAGTTCGAGGCGGACACACACACAGATGGCTGCGGCAGTCCGCTGACCTGCACTGATCCGATGGGCGATCCATCGCCGCAGGTCAGCGGCTTGCTGGTGGTCTGGGGTGGTAGATCAGCGGGCGGTCAGGCACCACCCACGGGTGGTCACTGATGACCGGGCGGGTGGTCACCGCCCGACCGTGGTCACTGCCTGTGACCGCGCCTGGGTCCTGACCTTGCGGTGTACCACCCTGGATGGTGGTCAGTGGCAGGTGGTCAGGCAAAGGTCAGCCGTCTGCCTGCCTGTGCATGGCGTCCATCCTTCGCCCGTATGCAACCGTCGTATGCAAGTGCAGCCGCCGTGTGCGCCGTCACCAGCGGCGGGCCAGCACCAGGCAGGCGACGGCGATGAGCAGGCACAGGTCGAACGCGGCCTGGATTATCCACAGGGTCATGTCACCACTGCCGTGACGTGCGCCACGCGGGCACCCGTCCGCGCACCTGGTTGCCGCGCACTGCCCCGTCGCGCCTGTTGCAGTAGCGGTGGGCGAGGCCGGGCAGGTAGCCGGTGCGGCTGGCGTTGTGGGGCAGGTCCAGGTACCGGCGTGCCACCGAGACCGGCCACCACGTTATGGGTGCGCCGCAGTGCGCGCACGGGTCGCCGGGCTTGTACGCGGCTAGCCTGCGCTCACGCTCTGCTTGATGGACATGGCCGTATCCACGAGATGCGGTCGTCCCTGTCCACCGCACCCGCGCGGCCATGGTCAGTCCGGCCATTCGCCGACGTAGCCGCGGACGCGCGGCACGTACTCGCCGATGCGGTAGATGACGGTGCGGTTGACGCCTTCGATCTTCAGCACCGCGCCTTCCCAGAACGGCGTGCCGTTCGGACCCTCGCGCATCATGTCACTGTTGAGGCTTACGCCGGGTGCTGGCACGATGAAGGACTCGACTAGCAGTTCGGCGCTGATGAGGATGCGCGGGTCGGCATGGTCGATGCGGGCGCGGCCGTCAGCCATGGTGGTTAGGATGCACTCGCCGCGCGGCAGGTCACCAGGCGGCGGCATCCCGTCTGTGACGGCGAGCTCAGCCATGGTCAGGCCGTCAGCCGCAGCACGATGCCGAGCAGCAGGATCGCGCAGCACAGCCCGGCGATGACCCAGAATGCGGCCCAGCTGTCAAGCCATCGGTCTAGCCGGGCCATGGTCACCTGGTGATGGTGCGGCCGGGGTGGTCGCGGGCTTCGGCCACGGCGTCGCGGATCCGGTCCTCATCGGAGCCCGGGATCATGTCGCCGCTCCACACCGAGATGACCAAGTCCTCTTTGAACCGGGCCACGATGTTGCTGTCGTGGTCCCAGAACAGCACCCAGCCGGGCTCGGTGGTGGCGGAGGCGGCGTGGACGGTGCGGGACTGCGTGCCTTCGGCGGTGGTGATCTCAACCGTGTAGACAGCCATGGCGAGAACCCTAGTGGATGCCGAGGTGGGTGTGCTCGACGACCAGGATGGCGATCACCAGGATGACCAGGACGGCGATGAGGAAGATCAGCCAGCGCGGCATGGCTCAGTCCCGGGGGTCGTAGTGCTCGTAGCGGTACTGGGGTGACGGGTTCCGCCTGGCCATGGCTAAGGCTCCGCTGTCGCAGTCGCGACCGCAGTGGGCGGTGCGGGGGATCGTGTAGCGGGGCATGGTGCCTGCCTCTCAGAACAGCGGGGTCTCGGCCATGGCGGCGGTCCTGACGCGGACGAGGTCCCAGCCGCCGCCTGCCGCGCATTCCGCCTCGGCCATGGTGTCGTCTACGGGTTCCCAGCCCCGGTCGGTGAGCCGGTACCAGCCGGGTTCGCCTGGCAGGTCAGCCATGGCACGGGCATATGCAGGCCGCGCCGCAGAACTTGCAGGACGCCGGGGTCTTGGCCCACATGATCGAGCCGCTGATGCCGGTTGTGCTCTGGCAGTAGGCGTGCTCACCGTGGAGGCACGACGTTGACAGGTACTCGTGCGCGGCACCGGCCATGGTCAGGGCCTCGGCGGGCCGTCGATGCACACGTCGGCCGTGACAGTGCCGTCCCCGGCGGGGCAGAGGGCGACGATGGCACCGTCGATGGTGATGCCGGCGGGGATGCGGACCACGAGCAGGTCGTAGCCGTCGTCGTCCATGGCGTCCTCCGGGTAAGCGTCAGGCCCGGCGCCCGGGGGGTTGGGCGTCGGGCCTGCGTTGACCGCTGAAACCTGCGCCCGCTTACAACTGGGGAGCTAAGCGGGCAAGGAGCGGGGGCCGTGTTCCGGGGCCGGACATACGGCTCCAACGCCTAAGTTACGTGACGACAACAGGAGACGTCTACCTTTCACGCCTGCCGGCGCGGCGTTTCCGCGTCTCCCGGGTGGCGCCCGCTGCGTTCGATCCTGTCCGCCCTGAGCTCCAGGACCCGGATGATGACACGGAGCATGAACGTCCGCCGCATGGCCCGCGTGTGCAGCACCCAGGCCGCGTCCCGCAGGCATGCGGCGTCCGTCTTGTCATTCCTCACGGCGGCCTCCGGGCGGGACGAGCCATTCGGCCAGGCGGCCGTGAAGCTGCTGCAGCATGGCGAGGTCGTAAACGGCCTCGCCGCGCCCGCCTTTGCTGCCGGGCGGCTTCCTTTTCTCGCCGATGCGCTGGAAGCCGGGCAGCAGGCTGATGATCTTGCCGAGGCTGTCGAACGGGATGCCGGTCTTAGCGAACTGCTCGCGGGCCTCGTCGACGGTCCAGCCATCGGCGGTCACGGCAGCCCTCTGCGCTTCCGGCAGCAGCGGCTACCGCAGTCGATCAGGTCCGGGTCGTAATGCGACGGGGTGAAATCCGATGTGGCCCAGAGCTCGGCGACAGCGCCGGGATGGATGCCGGCTGCCTCTTCCATCTCGGCGATCTTCAGCGGCGGCAGCGGGTGATCGTGGATGTCGCAGCGGGTCAGCCGGTCTAGGAGCTTCATCCGCCCTCCCGTCCGGTAAGGATGGCGCGGAGCCGCCCGGGCGTTCTCAGCGGCGGGTCACCGCACGGGTCGCCGCGCACGCCATGCCGGCCGTAGCCCCAGGTCTCAGTCGCGGATGCGGGGGACGACGCGGCGGCCGCCCCGGGCGAGGCACTCGACGGGGTGGCGGCTGGTCTCTTCGCGGTTGTGGGGGCGGAGGATGACGAACCGGCGGTCGGCATGGGCGGCCTCGATGCCGGCGGCACGGCCGGAGATGACACGGCCACAGTCGGGGCACCGGCCTTTCGCGAGCTCCTGCGCAGCCACCTAGTACTCACGCGGCCGTCACGGCGGGAAGCCCAGCTTCCGCATCGTCTCCAGCGCCTCCGGCATCTTCATGCTCAGCCCGTCCGGCGTGGACCGCCAACCCGGATAGGCCTCCTCGTAGGCGTGGTCGAGCGCCTTCGCCTCGGCCTCGAGCGCGGCCAGCCACTCCTCCTGGGTGAATACGCCCTTGCGCGTCAGCAGGGCAATGAGCGCGCTGACCTCGACGCGCAGCAGGATGGACAGCTCGCGGTGGTTCCTGACCGCCCTGGACTCGCCGTCGCTGTCCGCGCGGGTTCCGAGCTGCCAGCTGGCGAAGAACTTCCGCCACTTGGTCAGCTTCTCCAGCGCAGTCAGCAGGCTCTGGTCGCTCACGATGCATCCTCCAGGTCAGCGGTCTCGGCGCGCTCCAGGTCCTGCGCGATCTCGGCGAGGCTGGCCCACGCCGCCCGGCACGGCTCCCCCGACGGCAGGTGCCCGAAGCACCCGACACGCCCGGCGGGCTGCCCGCGCGAGTCTTCCAGGACCTTCAGGAAGTAGCAGCGGCAGTACGGGCAGGCGCGGGACGGCACCGGCCGCCACCGCTCCGCCTCGTCGATCGCGCGGACCTGCTGCGCCTCGCCCAGCCGCTGCTCCAGCTCCGAGACGACCATCCGGTACAGGTCGTCGTCGGCCTTGGCGATCAGGCGGGTGATGGCGGCCAGCGCCTTCAGGGTGCCGCCGTCGCCCCCGCCGCGGGCCGACAGCGGGCCGGGGCGGCGGGCACCGGCGGCGTACAGCAGGATCCCCTCGAGCTGGCGGGCCGAAGCGTCGATGCCGGTCTTGGCGTAGAACGCCGGGGGGTTGCCGGGGAGGGGCGCGGCGGCGCCCCGTGCGTGCATGCCGGGCGCGGGTCCCTCGGCGGACGGCTCGGCGGTCTCCCGGCGCAGCCGCGGGAGGAGCCCGGCGAGCAGGTCGCAGGCCTCTTGCACGAGGTCCGCCGGGTCGGTCATCAGGAGATGCCCGCCAGAATTCCCCAGATGATCATGATGACGAGGACCGCTGCGCATGCGATCGGGATGTCCCATCCCTCTAGCGGGTAGCGGTCTCGCGTGGTCTTGTGGCCCATCGTCACCTGCCCGCAGTTGACGGTACCGGGAGCTATCTGGAGTCCATCGTATGACGGCAGGCCCGGCCTCCCGCGTGCCAGGAGACCGGGGTCCTGCCGGTGGGGTCGGGGGATCAGGGAGCCAGTCAGATCGGCTCTGGCCGCCGGGCGGGACTTCGGGGCTCCGGGTCGACGACCTCGCTATCGGTTCGCAGCACGTATTGCCAGCCGCCGGGCGCATACTCGGCGACAGCGGCGTCGGCGGCGTCGGCGAAGACCGAAAGCGTCTGGTCAGCGCTGATGACCCAGATGGCGGCGTTGAACGTGCGCTCATCATTCTCGGTAACGACGGTGATCATGGCAGCCAGCCCTACGGGCAGAACTGGTAGCTGCCGACGTTCAGCAGGTCGGCGGGGTGAGTGCAGCCGATCAGCGTCCACTGCTCGTTCAGCCCGTTGTGCGACGGGAACGCCAGCAGCGCCGAGCCGTCACCGCCGGAGCCCTTGATGTCCAGGACGTACGGCACGTTGAAGTGGTTGTGCAGGCTGACGTTGACGAACTCCAGGCCGTTCGCGTCCAGCGTCGGCGCCCACAGCTGCCACCTGTTGGCGAAGCTGAACGTCACGGCGTTCTCGACCGGCGAGACAGCCGCGTTGTCGCCCATCGTGAAGACGCCGTTGGAGCTGCAGTTCCGCAGGATCGCGTTCCAGCGCAGCGCGCCGTGCGGGCCGTTCGGGATCTGGGTGACGGACACGCAGAAGTCGCTGAACCCGGCGTTGAAATGCTCGCCGGGCGCGGGCTGGGAAACGCCGACGGGGCCGCTGACGTGGGTCCAGGAGCTGATGTGGCCGTTCGGCGTGTACATGACGACGTAAGAGCCGAGGCCGCCGAGGCCGCCCGTGATCGAGCCGCCGAGCGCGAACACCGTGAAGTCCTCGCGGGTCGCGCTCAGGCTTTCCGTCTTCACGCCGACGGGGCTGTTGAAGTAGTTC